AGCTAAGTTCACCTGATAGAAATGCAAAGTTTAGAGCTGAGGTGTACTGAGGTAATGGATAGAAATCCTGTCCAATACATTCTACCTCATACACGAATAGTTGCTCATAATCTCTAGAGGTAGGAGTGTATCTCCTTATCTCCTGTACTCCAATCCTACTAGACCAATCATCACAAATATAGTATCTCTTTCTATCTAAGTTTACTCTAAGTTTCTCAGGTGATAGATTAACTATCTTAGTCAGCTTCATCTTATCATCAAAGCATAGCTTGAAATAAACTCTATTGTGCAGTATTAGTTGCTGAGTTACTGCAGGTACTACTTTTTTAATGTTTAATTTTCTTTCTAATGTATATAGCTCTAGCTTATCTTGAGGAGTAAGTCTATCAGCTACTATATTAAATCCACCACCTACAGCTGCATTCACTTTATACCCCACTATTGAGCCATGTAATGGACTAGAATAGAAAATTTGATTAAGGAGTTCAGGAAATAAATTGTCCTGACCAAAAAAAATGACTCCATTAGTCTGAGTCCTACCATTTACATAAGGTAGAGTTAAGTTAGCACCTCCTACTTTAAGGAATGGAGTAGAGAATGATTGATATCCCTCTACTATTTCGTGTTTTACTGTTTTAAAAAAGTCTTTTAATGCCATAATTACTCATAAATTGATTGTACTATTGGTCCACTTACTACCATCCTGCCCTCTTCAATCACTACTCCTGTAGAGTTAGCAATAGTTGGAGGTGTGATATGTGACTCATAGATGCTATATGTATACTGTCCTTTGATTAGTTCCAAATCTACAGGCTCATCCAATAAAAACTGATTAAATCTTTCAGGATAAGCTGAGCTATCAGGAGTGTAGAATGTAATAGGTGCAGAAAGTTTGTCCATTTCATTCTGAAAGACAAACAAATAATAAGGATTCGGCAGTGTACTTACCTCAGTGAGTGTAAGGATAATCTGATTGACCTCATCTTTTTTAATGTATATCATATAACTATATTATACTAAGGTCAAAAAATGTTTAAAAAAAAAGCTCTACAATATGCAGAGCTTTAATTATTAGGGTGTTAAGGTTATGGAATAACTGATGCTACAGCACCTGAAGTAATTTCCCACGCCAAGTGGTCTGCTTCCGCTAAAAGTGTAACACTGTACTTAGAACCATCCGCACGAGCTGTGCCTGATCCTTCACCTGTAGCAGTTAATTGTAGGTCTTGAAAGAACCAATACTTGCCATTAGAATCTAATACTATTGCAGTTAGGTATCTCTGACCTGATGCTAGTATATTGATAGCTTCTGACTTATCTTTGTCTCTTCTATTGAACATTAAAGTAATAGTCTGAGTTACAAATGAAGATCCATTGATTAGATCTACTGCAGTATCCTCAGTATAGTTACCTGTGTTTCTATTGATTTCAAATTCAGTATAATCTAAAGATACAACTAATGTAGTTACCTCCCCATTTACTGCAACAACAGGGCTAGTAGTGATATTCTCTTGATCATTTAACCATATTTTTCTAATTCCTCCTATGTTGTTGTCACAGGATTTTGTTATCGTTTCTAAGGCATCGCATCCTAAAGGCATAATATAAGTTTTAAGTAAAGGGAGCTTTCACTCCCTTAGATTTATAAATTAGTTAATTAAGATGCAGAGTTGTAGAATACAATCTCATTACCATTAACGTGAGTAAATCCTACTTTCATGTTAGCACGAGTTCTGATTACAGGTGTAGCAACAGTATCAGCTAAGTTGATAGCTCGTAATGCTTTACCATCACCTTCAGCATCAAAAGCATACAAAAAATTTCCTCTAGGTGAAGCAACAATCGTAGACTTACTAAGCATTCCAGGACATAATACCATCTTAATTCCAAGATAAGTAAAGTCTAATGCTTGAGTTAAGTTAGCTAGAGTGTTAGATGCAGCAACAGCAGCACGATAAGCAGTAGCTACAGGAGAAGATACATAGATTCGTAACTCTTCTTGATTAGCAATTACAGCAGGAGGGATAGCAGCATATACTGTAGCCAATGTAGCAAGTACATTTCCTGCATTAACAGCTGGAGGTGTAGCTCCACCTACTTCAATTACATTAGCAGCATCAGCAACTAGTGACTTCTTATATCCATCACATAAAGCTAAAGCAGGAGTACCTGATGTAGTATCACCTGACCAACGTAATTTCTCAATGTTCTCAGCGATTGTCTTAGACATCTCATTCCAATAGTAATCCATAAAAGATGCTACAGTGAAATCACCATTTGATCCTTTAGTCATTTGTAATGATACAAAAGACTGCTCTAGGTCAAATTGACAAATCTCTGCCATTGCTGATAATCCACATACATCAATCTCTACAGATGCAAGCTCATCAGTTGAAGCGTTCCATCCGCAGTTCTCTGCCTGCAATACCTGTCCAAAGACAACATTAGAAATCTTAGTCTTAAATTTAACACCTGGTAGTGTACGATAGTTATCTACTACTTCCTCGTTTAAATAAGCTCGGCTGTAAAATGCTTCGCTGTTAGCTTGTAATAATGCAGTTGCATCAATATCCAAGTCAAATCTTAATTTTTTGCTCATTTTTTTTGTTTTTTATTTAGTTATTATTGTTTAAAAATTTACTTACCATACTGAATTTGTCATGCTGTGTAAGTTTAGTAGCTTCTACTTCTACTACTTCCTTACCCTCAGCCATTACCTCTTCCATATGATTTCTTAGATCAGCTATCATTGCTATAATAGCATTGATTTGCTCATCAATTACAGGTTGTACTATAGCTAAGATAGCTTCAGCATCAGCAGCAGGATCAATAGCCATCTCTTCTGTGGCAGGTGTCTCCTCTATTACTTCTTCTTCTACTACTGTTTCTAGTGCAATCTCTTCTGTTATCTCCTCTTCAGCAGTAACAGGCACATCTCTTATCTCAGTAACTTCTCCATCAACAACGATGTAAAGTTTACCCTCGATTAGATGTTCTCCATCAGGTAACTTCATATTATATTTATTTATTTGATTACTTAGTTTTAAGCCTAAGAATCCCTCTATTGAGAAACCTATTTGCTCATTCTTTACTAGCTCATTATAGTACTCTTTATCAGTTACCTGAGCTGTTACCATTAATGTGCCTTTAGGTACTTCAATACCATAGCTTGAGTAGGCTTTATCTTTCTTAGGATCTTCTACTATCCATGCCTCAAGTACATAAGCAGGAACAGTCTTATCAGTATCATGCTCTAGGTTAAAGACATTACGATTAGATAGGTCTTTCATGAATTTAGAATGTATGTTTTCTATGGTCTCAACTGAGAACTGTACATAATATTCATCACCACCCTCATCATTCCTATATATCTCCATTGGAATCATGGCAGGTGCTACTACTCTATACTTTAGGTCATCTGAGAAAAACAATTTTTTATGCTCATCAAATGCCATCCCTTTAGTAACAATAGCAGGAGTTGAGGTAAAAGCTATCTGCTCAATCCCTAACTCTTCACCATCTGAATACTCAGGATCTATAGTAATTTTATAGATTGGTATATCTTTTGTCATAACTATATTATATTTTTTTTATATTTGTTCAAAAATTAAAACTATGATAGAATTATTCGGCAAAGAAATCCCCTCTAAGATGGAGGAGCTAACACTAGAGCAGTTCCAAAAAATATCTGCTATCCATAACAGTGATGAGTATGATACTCTAGAAAAACATTGTAAAGTCTTTGAGTACTTAGGTATAACTGAGGAGGAGATGGATGTAGACTTTGAGCTGTTCTTAGAGAATGTTAAGTTGTTTAATAAAGATAACTATACTAAGAAAGATCCTGTAGAAGAGATAGAGATAGATGGCTATACTTATAAGGCTGAGATGAAGCTCTCAGTAAAAGATTCTAGGATTGTTGAAAAAATTGTTAAGAAAGATAATAAAGAATATATCTCTGAAATCATGGCTCTAATGTTCAAACGAACTGACCTATCCAATGCTGAACATTATGATCCTGCACATCTTAAGCATAAAGCTAAACTATTCAGCAAGCTCAAAGCAGATATTTCTATCCCTTACCTTACCTTTGTAACCTACAAAATCACTAACCATGCAGAATCTCAAATTGCCTCAGCAGTGGAGTCAGATATCAGTGAGTCAGTTCCTGGAGCTGAACAGTCTGAGCAGTGAAGATGGTATATTTAACTATCAGATTGATGTACTTTCTGCTTTAACTGATAGCGATATCTCTTATTTTGAGGAGCTAGAGCTAAATGAATTAAGTGAATTGACTAAGCAGATTAAATGGCTACAGTCTGATCCATCTAGGAGGTATAAAAGTAAGCTAGATAATTATGTACTCAAGCCATTCAGTAAGCTCACACTAGGTGAGTTCATAGATCTTGAGCATTACTTCTCTAATAACTACCTAGACCACTTCTGCCACATCTTAGCATTGCTGTACAGGAGAACATCTAAGAATGTTTATGGTGATGATATCATTGAGCCTTATGATTATAGTCCTAGAGATAGATTAGATTGGTATTTAGATTATCCAATTACTGATGTTTATGGCCTTATCCCTGAGTATCTAAAATTCAGAGAGAACTTTACCAATACCTATACTAATTTATTGGTAGATGTAGTACCTGATGATGAGGTGCTAGAGGATGCTGATGAGATTAAAGAGCAAAAGAGAGAACAGCAAAAGCAGAAATTTGCTTGGGAGTCCACTATCATGGCTCTATGCAATGATGACCTAAGCAAGTTCAATAGTATCTTAGAGATGCCTGTAGTATTAGTCTTTAATATCTTAGGAATGAAAAAAACTTTAGACTAGTAATCTAGCTCTCCATAAAACTCTCCGAATAAAGGCTCAAATGAGAATAGTATATCTCCTCCTCTTTCTAGTATGTTATCTATTTCTAAGATAGGATATTTAGTTGTAAGATATTCAGTATATTCTCCCCAAATCTCTGCATAGATTCCATCAGCATCTAATGCTGCATCAAATTGTCTAAGTAGATTATACGCTCCTATAGTTTGTGTACCATTATTTAGAAAGCCAAAATAATAAGCTGCTACAATTTGTATCCTTAAATTAAATCTATCACTTATCTCTGCATTGATTCGTACTGAATCTACTAGAGTACCTGTGTCTACTAAGAAATTAGCTCTAAGTACTCTCCTAAGTACTGTAGCCATCTTTCTACGCATTGGATATTTAATATTGTATGCCATAACTATATTATATTAATTAAGAATATTGTTCAGGAATTTGGCAATTTGTCCATGACTTAATCACTACTGATAGATTCATCTGCCATCCTGCAGCATAGTCTAATAGATCATTATTCAATGGTATGAATGTAGGTTGTCCATCAATATCAAAGTCATAGTCATCTGAGAATGTAAACTCTAGGTATAGATCCTGGAGTATCTGCTGAGTATCTGATAAGATAGTTGTGATGTTAGCTCTATCCATCTGTATGATATCAAAGCAATACAGCTCTAAATTAAAAATAGTAACATTCTCATAGGGAGTAACTCCTGTAGGTACTACATAGACCAATGGATACTTCTCATCTTTAGTAGCAAAGTTCACCATTTGCTCCTTAAAGTCTGAGCCTACCTTCTTAACTTGTAGGTGATTGTCATAGAATGTAGTAATCTTATCGACTATGGATTGATAGCTTATCATAATACTGAATTATTTTGTATGTTATTAATATGATTCTGTGATGATGTTATCTCAGTCTCAGATACTATAGCTGTTACTGTTATGTTATTAGAGCCACCTCCTGCATTCACTTGGCTACCTGTGTTAGCACTACCAAATAGACTAGGACCTGATGCTGGTGCTACTGCTGTTGTGGATGTGTTACCTCCACCGCCTCCTCCTCCACCTGTATCAGATGGTGCAGTTACATTACCTCCCCCTAGTGCAGATAAACCTTTAGCTGTAGCTGCTACTACTGATGCTATACTAGTAGCCATCTTAATATATAATAGTGCTGATGTACTTAATCCTAGTATACCTTTAGTAGCTACTTCTTTAGATGATCCTACATTAGTATTATTTATAATTTCAGCTATAGATAAAGCTGCATTAGCTATGAGTGCAGCCTTTTGTATTTTCTTATTTTTCTCTCCTAATCCTCCAAGTAAATTTACAAGTCCTTTAGCTGCATCTATCTCTGAGCTTATTATAGATTTCTTTGCTTGAAGAGCTGCAGCATCTATAGCTTTCTGCTTATCAGTTTCTGCTTTTAAATTAGCAGTTTTTTGTTTATTTGCATCATCTTGAATCTTCACTAATTCTGCTGCTAGTTCTGTCTCTAGTAGTTTGACCATTTCAGCAT